AAGTAAGGTGCAGGTGTATAGGTATCTAACTTTACGCCAGCATCCATAGGTACGTACCAGCTTAAGCCACAACCGTAGTTATCTTCTGAACCTTTTTGTATTATCGCATCCATGCCTATCTGTACATAATTTTGTTTTAGTAAATCGGCGAAGATAAACTTCTCGATAGCGTTTTGCTTCGCGTAATTAAACAACTTTTTGTTAAAGCCGAACGATTTAGTTTTCCATAGAACAGATTGCTTAAACGGAAGCTCACGTATTAGTGTGTTACCTATATGCTTTGCTAGCAAAATATGCTTGCCGTTAACATTTGTGAAGATAGCCTTACCTGTCGTCATACCGTGCCTCCCATGCTTCTTCGTGTGCGCGTTCTTCCGTAGCAGCGAACGCTTTGTCACGGCACAGCTTTGCATTCTCCTCAGATAATATAACTGAGTTACCGTCGACATTTACGTATGCTATGTCGTCATCCGCTGCATGCACTTCTGTATGTGCACCCTCATCAGTACCAGAATCACCCATGATTTCACAAGAGTAAGTTACGGTACTGTCTTCCGTATAGTAGACATCGGGCATAATCTCCTCGTAGTTGTCTAACTCTATCGTAATATCGAACGTATCTTTTCTATACATAGTTTTTTATCAGCCTACAAGTAATCAGATGCACTCGTCGGCTGTTCAACAAGTGATCTGAATCCGCTAGCGTCTTTCGATATTTGATCCGTAGCTAACAGAAATTCTATACATTGATCTAAGTCATCCTTTGATAAGTCGTCGACGAACGTAAGCCATAGTCGTTTGTATGGTACAGCTTTATTGCTGTTAATGATATGCTCTAACACACGGCGTTGTATGCCAGCGAGAGAGTTGCGACCGCCGGTAACGTATGCTTCGTGCATACGTATCTCCGTGTGTGCGAGGAATCGCAACGCCCGTTCCATACTTACCTTCTCCACTACCATACTATCCGTTGTATCCATGAAGTGCATTATCATAGATAGCTTTAGTAAGTGTACGTTCTTACGTCCGTAATATGTATCAAGTCGGTGATCCATGTTAACGCGCTGCTGTGTTAGCTGACCGCTCTCGTAAACTTCTTTATGGAACGCCTCGCACTCGTCGGATAGCGCAACAGGGCCGTTGACTTTCTGTAGTTTAGCTAGGTGATCTACGACCTTTTCCTTCGCCGTTTTCTGCTCATCTGATACGCCAGGAAATTGCCGTAGGAATCTAGGCCCGTCACCGTACACCATGATAACACGTGACGTAAAGCCCTGCGATATGATCTCGGCGTTGAATGCTGTGCGAATGAACGCTGGCGTTGTGCCAGCTACGATGTTCACGCATACATTCTTAATTGCATCTGTGCCTTGGTGCTTAGTCTTGTATGTGAAGTCACGGCTATCGTAAAGTTGGTTAAGCATATTAACAATGTTCTCGCAGTTCTTACGCAACAGCACACCGAGTTCTTCGATCATGAAGCCTACGGAAAAGTGCGAGGCACGTACACGTTTACCTTCGTTCTGGTAAAAGAAATCCCTACCGCACTCGCGCACGATGTATTGTATGAGTGCCTCCTGTGTTATCGTATCCGCGCTCAACGGATAGAAGGGTTGTATCTCAACTTTGTTTTTCTTTTTCCCTGGCACTTTACGAATGAGCTTTGGGTTTCGTATGAACTCGTTGATCTGCGATATGATACGAGACTTGCCAGCAGCAGGTGGGCCGATGAGTATGACGAATAGGTTAGGATACAGCGTGAACGTGTCAGGATACAGCCACACGCGGCGTTGTAGTGCTGTTGCTATCATACTATAAAATCCCCAGTCGATAAACAGTTCTGGGGATTCCATATCTTTTAAAAAGTAACGCCATCGCTCAAGGTTTGTTTCCATTTTTAGTCCATCTCTCCCCAGTTATTACCAACACACGCTTCGGAGCGCATCTTAAACTTCTCACCATATGGTGAGATCATCTCGCGGTTAAGTGCTTCACACGCTAGCGCACAAACCTCCTCCGCAACCTCTGGCTTACATTGCAGTAAAACGCTATCGTGATTATTCTGTATCACATCCGCACCCAACTCTATGATATGTTCGTTGTGATATAAGTCGGTGAACGCCATGTTTGTTATCGTACCTACGGTAGATTGTGGTACGAATGCGTATGCTTCCTTGAACATAGACGGCTCTACAGTCTGCGTAAACATCCGAGGGTAGCCGAAGAGGTTGCGTAGCATACGTTCCTTCTTTAACTTCTCTATCGTATCTCTATGCCACTTACGTATCTCAGGGAATAATGCGTGGTATGTTTCGAGGAAGTATGTAGCTTGTTTGTTTGTGAGGTTAACCGCGCCATGCGACTTCTGCAGCACGTTCACACGGAACGTCGGCGCTTTCATACCGTAGTTGGATGCGTGGCATACCATCTTGGCCATGAAATAGTAGCGTTCAGCGGCTGGCCACGTATCGGAGGATGCTATAATGTCGCGTAGTTCTTTCCACCGTGGCTTCTGGACGAGATCTGCTACGTCTACATCTGTGTACGGTTTAATAGATTCACCGAGACGCGCCTCCCAAACTTCTGCAAATAACCGCAATGCCACGTAAACGTGTGACTTAACGCCGTGGTCGAACAAGCGTCGGAAATTTCCTGCGGTGCATAAATACGCTACGACGAGTGCCTCCGCGCCTGACTGATCGGCTTGCACGAATACTTTACCCTCGTCTGGTACGAACAGCTTACGTAGTTTCTTCGGGAAATTCTGTACGTTAGTACCCCACTCGCCAAGCAAGCGCCGAGATGCTAGCCGGTACGACGTTGTTCCCGCTAGGTTGTACGATGTTGTTATGCGATCACCTTTCCACGGCGGAAACTTTAGCTGCCCACTTTCTTTTGCGTAAGCGCGGTAGCGTAGTATGATTGTAGGGATAGGGTTGTTAGGGTACTTTAACCTAATTTGTAGTAAGTTCTTCTCGGACGTTACATCTTTCGACGGCTTCTTGTAGCCGAGGCGATTGTACAAGTATGTTGATACTTGCTTTGGGCTGTTAGGATTAAGGTCGTTGCCTGTTAGCAAGCGCAGGAAACGTAACAGTTCATTCTGATACCTATCGTTGTGTTTTATGATATTGTTGAGTTTCTCTACGTCATACTTAATCCCTTGTAGCATGGCCGTGAGATATGGCACAACACTTTCGTTAACTTGACGTACGCTATCAGTTGCCTTGAAGTTTGCGGCTGTTGCATCTATTTGAGGCTTGAGTAACGCCATAGAGATAACATCTTTAGCGTTGTATTCGTACAGACTCTCACGTTGATCGTGGTTCTTGGGATCGAACACGCCCTCGTTTTTATGATACGGTTGATCTGTGTATAGTGCAAGACAATGGCCGAGGGATTTCTCTACCTCAGGGAATAACCTGTGATGCGCGAGCATTGTATCATACACCTTACGCGGTGCGGGGATGCCATACTTGTACGCTAGGACGAAGAGATCGAATAGCGCATTGTGTATGACCACCTCATTGTCACGCATGGCTACAGCTAGTGCACGTAGGATATGTGGCGTATCCTCGTAGTAGTAACCGGCGAACGGCGATATTACCATAGGTACACACCACGCTTCTTTGTCGTCAAACGAAAATCCGAAGCACGTTAACTCTAATGAACGGTTTGTTTCTATGTCAAAGTACATAGTCTCGTTCTTACGTGTTTGTAGTACCGCGATTACGTCATCGGCGCGTGGCCACAAGATATGCTTGGCCTTCGTAACTGCTGGCGGGATGGTCAAGTATCCTACGGCTTTCTTAACGTCACGTGACAGCCAGAACTTACGATTGGGCCGTCGTGTTCTACCGTGTCGGCCCTTGTCATTCTCTGCGCCTACGTTATCTGCATCGTTAGGATTGAAGTATGCCATACGATCAACAGATTCTTGCGGTTCGTACGAACATACGTACGTTATGCCGTCGATGATGAACGGGCAACCGCGTTGTTCATCTAACGTAACGCCAGACTTAAATAAGTCTAACGCCTTCTGCCCTAGTAGCAGTACGACTTTAGTACCCTCGCGTATGGGGTATTGGTTTACGCTATCGGCGAGTGTAACGTCGATAGTTTGCCGTGGTATAGGATTAAGGGCGTTGTAGAATAACTGCCCTGCGTATCCACTAAGTAACTGGGCGCGGTCGAAGCGCGATGGCTTACCTAGTATTACTGTTAACCCCTTGTACGGTAGTTGTGCGGATGTATGTTGTATGGTTAAAGGCATGAGTCTAATTTATGTTGTAGCACACAGGCGATCAACTCAGGTAATGCCATGTAACGTCAACCATAAAACGTTACATGAGGCCGTCATGATAGCAGCCTGAACCCAGTTGCATCTTAATAGCAATCTTGTACCCATGTGCTACAACATAAATTAAACGTAGTATAGCGGCGATCAATGAACTGCGCAGCGTCTTAATAGCTGCCGTGTACCGCTATACTACAAGTGTGTGTTACAGCGTGTGGTCGTTATTCAAACGAAGCACACGTTTGAGCCTGTAATTATTGTTCATTACAGGATCGCCGTTGTTGTCAAGGACAGGCGAACTATCATCGTTCGTCTGCGCTTGCTGCTCAGTCTCTATCGTAACATCAGCAGCTAAACCAGCGTACTGATCTACGTCAGGATCTTCGTCATCAAACTCTGGCGTGAGTTCTAACGCTTTGTGCAGGGCTTTGATACGCCGAAACGTAAACTCCTTAGCCTTCTCACTAAACGATAGGTAGTCGCGGAACTGCAAACCTGCAATTCGTACGGTCTTACCACTCATGCCATCTTCGATTGACTCAGGAGCAGCTAGCTCCCATTGCATCACTACCATAGGCGCACCGGCCTTGCTTTGCGTAAACTCAGCACTAAGAATTCGTGCTGTGTACGTGTCCTTCTTTAGATAGGGTCTTACGCTATCTGCGATTTCATCTAAGTTGATGATTGCCATTATGTTATGTTACTATGTGGGGAGCGTCTTTGTTTGTATGTTCCTCCGTAACCGCACTCCTATTGTTTGCGGAGGAAATTCCTTCGAGCATCTGTGCCATAAGATACGTGAGCTTCTCTATCGTAATGGTTTGTAGTAACAGAAACGAATCCTGCTTACTAATATCCAACTTGTTTGCTATAAGCTGCGCTTGCTTATACGTAGCTGTTGCCACGCCGATAACCATGTTATCGTATTCTTTTTCTTCTTTACTTTTCGTCATTGCTTTATGTATTTTATTAGGTCGTCTAAGCCCACGATGTTTGCATTAGCACACATTTGGCGTAGCTCATGCAACTGTCGCAGAGAGTCTTCTTGTTTACCGTAATCAGGTGTGGGTAATGTAGTAATGAGTATGTCGGTGAGTTCGGCGATGCCAAAGTATTCTGGCCACTTCGGTCGTACGATATAGTTTTCATCTACGTCATTTTGCAGATCACTTATATCATTCTGAAGCTCCTCAGCGGTTTCGATTATCTCTGATAGCGTTACTGACATTTCATCAACGTTGTTATACTGTTGCTTTGCTGTATCTTTTAGCATAGCAAACTTCTCATCAACAAACTTACTCCAGTCTATGTTATGTGTTTGATCAGGCATAATATTTCTTAGCTTTCTCTATGACTTCATTAACGTCGTTGTCTATGTACATTTTATCGAACATACCCATCGGGGTTTTCGCAGATGTGATACCGTCGCTGTTCGTCTGGAACGTGTAGCGTGTGTTACCTTCTTTGTCACGTTTAACTTCCGTGAACAGTACCATAAGGAGTTCCTTCTCTATACAACCAGCGTGTTGCTTGCCTTGTACCTTAATGCGGCGCACGTTAAATGCTTCGCCGCTGGGCTGCGCTAGTTCCACGATCTCGTCAATCGCCGTGAATATCACGACAGCGTGATCGTTCTTAACTTTATCTAGCATAGTACGGATCTCTTTATTGTAGTAGTTCCATATATCAAAGCCCTTGAAAGACCTATCAGATAACGTATGTAGTATCTCAACGTACTTTGTGAACGACTCAATGACTATCACTTCGCAGCTTTCGTCTGCTAGTGCTACGCTTAACGCATCGTTAAACTCTTTAACGCTAGCGCAGAATGATGTGTGTGGGAACTTCTTGGGGAAGGGCATACCCTTACGCTCAAGATCTATTATGTGTGTTGTGTTGGTTGGCAGGTTGCGTAGCGAGGTAGACTTACCTGTGCCACTACTACCTACGATACCTATTATTGCTTTACTCATTGTTCTTGTTTTGCTATTGTTCGTTATCGCATGGTGCTAGAAATAATATCTAACTCAACTTTAACTTGTCTTAGCTGTTCCGCTAAAGTTGAGTTAAGTTTTTCTATGCTTTCACTCACACCGTCTATAGCGTGTATGATTCTGGTTGGGTTGTCTTGACTTATCTCTATTATAGCTTTAGATAAAGCTAATATGTCTTGTTCGTCATTCATGTTTGTTTTGCTATTGTTCGTTTCAGTTGTAGTATGAGAGCGTCTTGCTCTTTTATTTTTGCTTTAAGCACTTGTATGTAGTGCCAAAGATCTATTACTTCTTCCTCCGCGCTATCTACAAGTTGCTCTGGAGTCATAAGCCACATTCCTTTTGTACCGTCGGGATTGTGTTCTGCTATGCCAGCGTTGAACTTGCGCGGTGCAAGTATTTTAAACTTACGTAAAGCTGCGTCGCGTATTTCTTGGTCTGTCATGCTTGGAATTTTAGTGGATCGTATGTGTTAGTTGTGGTGAACAACGACGTAACGAGAGTCTCTCTATCATCTTGCCGTGGCGTAGTACACACAGGTGAGAAGTTACATTCGCCAAACTTTGTCTGACAGCAGTTGAAGTTTGGTAGGAACTCCTGCTCTGGATCTTTGCCGTCTGCTATCACAGCGTATAAACTGTTGGCGAAGTCGGTGACTATGTTATGCAAATGCGCGGCGAACTCATCCAGTACGTGATTGGGGAATGTGATTATCGTAGATCGCTGGAACTTATTCTTACCTGTACGTGACAGGAAGATGCCGTTGATAACTACACCACGGTCTTCGTCAGGAAACAGTTGCTTATATATCATACTGTAGAACATCATTTGTGGTGAGTTCTGGTATGAGTCGAGGTACTTCTCCACTTGCATAAGCGCGGTTGTCTTGTGGTCAACGATTACGTTAATGCCGTTGAACGTACCTATCATATCCACCGTGCCACACAATACTATGTCCAGTAGGTTGCCGTCGGTGAAGTACGGTACAGCAAACCGCTGCTCAAGTAACGGCTCGCCGTCAACTACTACAGGTCTTAGGCCATCAATCATTTCATACTCCTTGAAGTATTGATGTAATGTAGCAATGAGATGTCCTACGTCACGGAAGTCATTGTCTGGTATGTGTATGTCAGGTTGCGTGTAGTGCTCCACGGCGACGGCAACAGCTTTCGTTGTGTTAAACGTGGTGTAGTATTCCTGCAACGCTTTATGAAACGCTGTACCATACTCCATCTTGTGTGACTTACCGTCATAACGTAAGCCTCGTCCGCCCATGTACCACATCCTGCGTGGGCAAGCTGACTGTGTGTACAACGATGCATCTATCTTAACTATGTAACGTCCGTCTGTTGTTTTATCTAAAGTAATCATCGTAAGTTTGGTGGTAGTAAGTTCCGCGCTTTCTCCGCGTCTAAGTCTATGCTATGTAAGTCAGCTAGCTCCTTCATCTGTTCCTCTAGCGTACGCTTGACGCTGGACGAAACCTTTGCAGACTTACGTTTTATTTTAACTACCTTTGTCTTACGCTCGTCAACAGGTGGTTGACATACGACAAGGTATGGTTGGAAGTGTGTGAGCAACTCATCGTCGGTCATCTTCTCCAGTACGCTAACTTCACATTCGAGTAGTGTTTCTATTGTCATTAGCGTATGAGTTTAATGTTGTCGTCGCTGAAGATAACTTCTGCGCTAGGTGCGTGTATGGCTATGTTATCGTATACCCAACGCTGATCGTCGTCGTCTGTCGTAACGTCTGCCTTGAACATCTCACCTTCTTGTGAACGTTGCAGCCACGAGAGTAAGTCATGCCGCCACTTTACGCTATCGGCTGACACACCTTCAAGCGCCGGTTTACTTGGCGTACGCTTGATGTCACGCACGGCAGCTTTAAAATATATCAAAACGCCGTCGTCCATTTTGCGCATGGAGACTTGCGTACGTAACATACGATACGCTTCGTTCTTATCCTTTTCCGCTGTGTTGTGCATTAACCATAGCAAGCCATCGTTTAACTTACCGTATAAAGTGTTTGCACTATAACCTGTGTTAGCTGCTGGTACGAATACATCTGCGCCGTCGCCTAACAGTTTGTCCATGATAGGCTGTACCATTGCGGCTGTATCTTTTGTGTACGATGAGCGGTGGTGCTTTGGTGCAGCTAAATTTTGTGGTTTCTTTAATTTCCCTACAACAATATCTATAATATCATCCATATAAAAATATCTTGTTAGCAGTTATGAGTAAAAGAGAGGGACAGCTTTTACTGGCCGTCCCTCTCTACGATATGCTTATCGTTTACGCAGCTTCGAGAAGCTCTTGCATACGAGTCAGCAGTTCCGCACCCTTGGCAGCATCGCCAGCCTTGAACGCTTCCTTCGCCTGTTTGAACAGGGCAGTAGGCGTTTCGGTACGTTGGTCAGGTCGCCATCCGTTAGCATCGTCAGCGTTAAACAACACACCATCGGTGTGCTTATCTAACAAACGCTGCTGTGCGTTAGCGAGATCATCTCCGCTAAGACCTTTCGGCAAACCGTTCTTAACTTTAGAACGTATGCGAGATGCAACCTGTTGGTTAACGAGCGCGAGTACGTTATCCTCGCCCAGACCTTCGACAGCCTCTACTGTGCTATCGAATTGCTTCACGGTAAACTTGAATCCCTTCCAGTCTCCGTCCTTATATGTTTGTTCAATATGTTGTGCCATATCTTATGTTCTACTTTTATGCTAGGGTTCTACTTAACTTCTAAACCCCCTAGTTGGGGCCAGATACTATATATAAAGCAAGATCCGTGCCAAGTCAGTTAACTTCTAAAATTTTATTTTTTAGAGCGTAAGTTAACTCAGGCATTTTTTCTAAAACTTCATATCGTAGCATGATTTGTTCTAACTCACGGTAATTACCGTGAATTGGTTCGTTGTCAGCGTACTCTGCGAAATGTTTACGTTTACTCTCTGTCATGTCAAACCATAACTTATGGTTTGCTAAGTAATGGTGTATGTCGTGCCGTCTGTCGCGTAATGGTGTAAGGTGTAGCCTAAATGTTGATAGACGATAGTAAAGATCCTCACGGAACAGCTTATCTTCTATTAACTGTGGTACATTCTTACACGTTGCCGCTATGATACGGCATTTTGCTGTGAGCAGTTTGTCGCCACCGACGTTACGATACGTACCGAACTGTATGAGTCGGAGTATCTTTGCTTGTAATGTAACAGGCATATCACCTATCTCATCGAGGAATAACGTACCATCACCGGCGCTTGCTACTAAACCTTCTCTATCGCAGTAAGCGCCGGTGAATGATCCTTTAACGTGACCGAATAACTCGCTCTCGAATAGCGTATCCGTGACGGCTGTTGTGTTAACTGTTGTGATGTTATCTACACGTGTGCCGTGTAGTATTGTAGCTATTACCTCCTTGCCTGTACCTGTATTACCTGTAATTAACACAGGTTCGTTACGAAATGATAATGTTATAGCATCCTGCGTTAACTTACGCATACAGGAATCAACTGTACTGTAAGCAGCAAGTCGTTTTGTTAACCTTTTCATTTCAGTAGGCGTAGTCATCAGTATTTCTTACGACTCCGACGCATCTTAGCGTAGATAGGTTCGACTATTTTACGTACCCAACTATTATCCGTGCGCGGTGGGCCTTTGTCACTCGCTACACGTGCATCATAATGATCTTTTAGCATAGCTTCCCAGCCTTCTTGTTTTTTAACCTTAACGTACGCATTATTATCCGTGAAGATAACTGTGCGCTCGTTGTACGGTTGCCCTGCGTGTGTGCGTGGAGCTAATAATGCTATGTCAGTTCTCGCATATGTGACAGGTATCCTACGCAAACTGTTGTCTAGTGGATACTGACGAAAGAAGTTGTGATAGAAGTCACTAGTTATATCTAAGTCTGGCATCTTTTGTAGTGATTACATTTTCCTTGTTTGTTACGCGACGCAAACGCAAACGTGCTATCTTCTAACTTTGCGCCGTTGTATAGTATCGTATACCATCCTGTGTGTATACGCTGAACTCCACACCTACGCAATATGAAACGTATTAGTGGATCGTTGTAACCGTTGTGTATCTGATGTTTTTTGTATGTCATCGTGCTATTTGTACCCATTCTGTGGTTGATATGATACGGTTGCAGACGCTACAAGCATCTCCACTAACTACTGAGTTGTGCGTACCATAAAACTGATCGCCTTTGTGTTGCCAGAAACCTGCGCGCATACCTAACTCGTCTATGATAGCGTTAAGTCTTGCACGTGTGGTAGCTGTACCCCATCCTGCCATTGTTACTTGTGTTCCGTCCTCTACGGTATGTCGTGCGATAAGGTTATCCCATAGTCGCATCTCTACGCTACCGTCGATGTTCCGTCTAACGTTGGTGTTAGACCTACTGAAGCGCTTGCCTTGTACGAAAGCGCGAGCTGCGTTACTTGATATTGCTGTGCTCATGATACTTTATTTATTATGTTTACTAACTCTACTGTTATCCATTCGTTAGAGTCTATTTCTATGTTATCTTCGCGTGTACCGTAATACTGTTCGTGGTTACGTTGCCATACACCTTCACGTTTGCCTAGCTCTGTTAGCAAACCATTCAAACGTTCACGTGTGGTATTTGTAGGCCAACCTGCTAGGGTGATGCGTAGCCCTTTAGCATTAGTGTTCTCTGCTATTAGGTTGCCGTGTAGGTACATTCGTTGGCTATGTATAGTTGTGCCATATCGTTCGTGTGTAGCAAGAACTTCTTCTTTTGTTCTGCCTTCAAACTTGATATGATATTCGCTAACTGTAACGGATGTGTTGTCCTTGCGGAAGCTACGCCCTTCTATGAAAGCGCAGGCTGCTAGTCTGGTTATTTTTCTCATGATACTTTATTTATTATGTTTACTAACTCCTCTGACG